CCTCCTTCATCTGTATGAGAATTAAGCGTGATCACGCTAACCATACCACTGAAAAAAGCTTCAGTATGAGCTCCCGCACAAGAACAAGACTGTGCTGCATTGACAATGTTTGCAAAGACTTTAAGTGCAAACACGCCAAGCTGGGCACCTTGCAAAGCCGTGTGACTGCGGGGAGGAATAATATCACTCATCAAAGTAACCGATTTACAACCAGCTAAGGCGGCAAAACGGGCTAGAGTAGCGAATTCACTGGAGGTGTTCGCTAAACCAGCGGCGATAGTGAGATTAGTAACAGTGGGAACCTTCCACGTAGGTGAAATGGTACTAACTGATACAACTGGTGGACCATAATAGAAATCCTCAAAACAACTAGTCGTAGCTACTGCAGCACCGCAAACATATGCTAGCGACCGAAGGTCGAAAGCACTGTCTCCAATGGATGCAACAGCGAAAGACTGGCGTATCTTCAAGGCCTCGATCAGACTACGAAGCTCCTCGGAGCTCTGGTAGCCGATAGGGGCAGCAGATCTATCAATGGTCAGAAAGGGCAAAGGTGAATCCGGTTTCTTCAGACTGACATCAAGCACATACTCGATGTCAGCCTTACCAGTTACGGCATCTCCGCCAAATGTAGTGTAAACACTATGGGGTGCACTCAACACAACGCGCTTAGTCGAAGGGTCACCGGTTTTCAAAAACCAGGACTTCTTCGAGAAAGAAGCGTACGTTGGCACGAAGGACACAAGGGACATTTTTATAAACTTTAACTTCTGAAAGACAACCGGTTAAAAGATTATCGGGACGATGCTAGTTTTATTGTGAAACTCTTTAGGCTCAGCGGCTAGCCAACTAAGGGTCTAGTGATCCACTGAAGTCCACCTGGGTAGAGGCAACCAACCCAGACCTCCTGTGACGGGAAATACCCCTACTTTATTTTGGTTCATGTCACCGTCTTTCAGAAGTTCGGCGCCCTTGCAAGCGAAACTCTAATAAGAGTACGGTCCTTACCGTTTTAGCGAAAGAAACAGAACTAGTTATAA